CTTCCCATTTTCCACCGGCTTTGTTTACACCGGATTTAAAAGTGCGCTCCCCATGCACACACGTTTTTTGAACTTCCACCACGGCGGTAAAACCTGCATCCGCTAACGCGGTGCGGGCAATGGCAATGGCTTCATCCTTAAACGCTTGGGCCGGGGTCGGATTTGCCCATGGGTCATTTCCCGGCATTTCGGCGGTGGAATTAAAGCGCTCCACGTGTTCCATGTTTTCGCGTGTGGGTCGGTGTTCACTTGGGATAACCAAACCCAATGCACGGCCAATGGCACTTGTTGAGGTGTCCTCGACATACCATCGCTTCATGTTGGGTCGGTAGTAACTCGTGTGGCCGTGCGCGTAATCGGTAGCCGTTGGGGCCAATTGGTCATTGGTGCAATAAATGGATGCCTCCATTAATACCCATTCACCATTGGCATCGGTTCCACGATCAATTATGGAAACGACAATGCGCCCATCCGGGAATTGTGTGCGGAATCGCTTGACCCTTGAATTTACATCCTCATAATCGTTTAAATTAATTGCCATAATTCACCAACGATTTATTAACGGGACCGTGTACGGCGCGGCCGGTTTTGTATCCACGGCGGAAACCTTCCGATTTGCCAATATTGTAACCACGGGACCATGCCAACACGGCCACCATGAACGTTACAAAACAATAAGAAACCGCAATCATCCAAAAACTGAGGTGAGCCATCATCGGCCCACCTCGGTTTCAAAATACGTTTGCACATCATCACGATGCAAACGGCCTTTAATGGCTTTGATATTGGTTTTGGTTTCCAACGGCGTGGTTTGAATCCATTGCCGGATGACCTTAGCGCGAACAAAAATCACGCCATCGGTCCAACAACCGGAAACCGGGTCATAATTTATTTGCATTTTTTCCTCCTAGTCAGGACCGGCCCCCAAAAGGGAAAGGGCCGGTGAATCCATTATGACCGGCAGGGCCGACAAATGCATTTATTTGCTCGGTGTGTCTTTGTCTTTCGGTTTTGATTTGAGGCCATTTCCGGCCAAAACGCCCCCCAATGACCCGGTTAAAAAGATGGCCAGGGTTTTAAGCAGGTCAATAAACGCCGCATCATTGGGGGCTTGCTTCATGGGTTGGGTTACAAAAACCAACGCCCACACCGCGCCCACTACTAATACAAAAAAAGTAGCTGCCAACGTTCCACCAATGATGAGAATTAATCGCGCGTGGATGTCCTCGGGCGTTAATCGCCGTTGGGGTTTGTGTTCCATGCGATCAATCCAATAATTGAAAAGTGCAGGTGCCGGTGGCTTCACATTCTCCGTTTGGTTGGCACTCGGGTGCCGTCCAGTTTTTGAACTCCTGGCAGGGGTATCTAATGGACCCGTCATAACCACACCCACTTAAAATTACGGCTAGTCCTCCGATGATTAGCCATTTGCCCAATTACCGCCCCAATGGGTCTTTCGGGTTGAGATAACGGTAGGCAACCGGCAACACGGCCGCCAATCCGGCGTTCATCACCAATTTCCAATCGGTAACGCCACCCATGTAACACGCGATGGCGGCGGCAGCAAATGACCGAAACCAGGAACCGGCTATTTGTTTTATCACTTTTTGTTGGTGTCTATTCATTGTGGAACCTCCAATTTCAACGCTTTAATGTGTGCGGTTGCTTCACTTGGGGAACACGCCATTTCAAAATGCATATCATCGGCACGTTTAATAAATGTGTAACCGCCTTTGATTTTGTATTTGGCACATAATTCATCTAAAACGTCCCGTTGGCTTGCGGTAAATGTGTTGCGCTTGCCCAATGGATGTTTGCTCGAATTCAAATCAATGGCGCTGGCCGAACTGTGATTGGAAAGGCCCGTGGTTTGGCCCCTTATCGGGCGGTAGTTAAATCCCCAATCATCTAATGAACCTTCATCAATGGGTTCCACACGATCGTGGAATTCAGCTGCAAACGCAATAAGCAATGGCGCGCATCTTTGTGCCACACGCAATTTAATTTTGGTGCCAGGTACTACATAGGAACCAACTTTGATGGCTTCCGGGTCTTTACTTGCCGGCCAACCATTTTGTGATTTCTCCATTATTCGGGACGTGTTGGCAATTCTGCATTGGCAAAATTGGAAACGGCCGGCAAATCTCGCAATTCTTGACGATAAATTGCCCACGATGTTGCATCACCAGGTGCATCCGGTAATTGTGTCCAATCAGAATTTTTTAATTCTTCCAATCGCCAATTGCGGAATCGTTCCAACCACCATTCATTTGGAACATTTTTTTTATCGACAACATCCAAAGAAGTATAAAATTTATCTTCAATTTTCATCTTATGCGCTCCTATATGAATACGTCAAATAAATAATGTCATTAATTGCTAATCCTGCGGCCATATTTGCCCCCGTTTGGCCAAACCACAAAGCACCGTTTGAATTTGTTGTGCCAATCATTGCCACGGTTGTAGTGGTATCTTGAATAACCCATGCCGGATAACTTGCACTCGCACTATTATCTAAACAATATGCCGAACCGCGCATTGCTCGCGCATTGCCATTTGTATCCGCAATTGTGGTGGGCGTGGAAATTTTAATATAATTATTAGCCGTGCCTGATGCCCCAGTTAAAAAACCAATGTAACATTCAACAAAAACAAAATCCCCACTTTTGAAATATTGAGCGGCGGTTGAAGTTTGAGTGATCGTTGAACCCTGAGTCACCGTAGGTGTAAATGATGTCCATGTTGGACTAGATGCCGCGGCCCATTTTAAACCGGTGGAGGTAGTGGAATCTGCTGTTAAAACTTGTCCATTTGTCCCAACCGCTAAACGATCAAATGCATCGGCACCGGTTCCGGCAATTAAATCGCCTTTAGCATCAATAGCCGTAGCCATTGAATTGGTAACGGTTACGGTTCCCGATGTACCACCACCGCTAATTCCTGTGCCCGCCGTAACGCCTGTTATATCTCCCGAACCATACGCAACCCATGATGCACCATCATAAATTTCAAATGAATTGGTGTCCTTTAAAAATGAAACGTTGCCTTCTTGCGGGCTAGTAACGGCGGCCGTTCTTGCAGCTGCATTGGCAAATGTCCAAACGCCCTGCATCAAATAACCGTTGGTGTCTGCGGCGGTTAATACATCGCCGGTAGCAAACGTTTTAAATCCTAATGGTGCGGCCATAGTTTCCTCCCCTAATATCCTAACTTAGAAACGTCTAATTCCCCGTAACCCAACGTGTTATTCAATATAAAACTATCAATTATAGGTTCCTGGGTGGTAAATGTGGTGCGCCAAGAATTAGGCGAAATCGAATGGGCAACGCCAAAAATCTGCAATGTCTTGGACAAATTGGTGCCGTTGGGTTGCGCTTGGGAAACCGTGATGGGGTCAAAGAAATCTAAATCCAATGCAGCTGCAATGCCGGTGGCGTAATTTGGGGTGTATAAATCTAATGTAATTGAATCGCACCGCACCGTGGTTTCCGCGCGGGAGGCCACATACGCTTGGGCGTAATTGAGCGCCTCGGTGGTGGTTTCCATTAAAAGGTTTTGTTGATTGTAGGAATGTAAAAAATATTGGTCAATGGAATCTTGATTTTCTGCCGTTTGTTTTGCCAATCCAATAGCGGTTATGTTGGCTTGATTAAAAATCAAATCATCATTAAGTACCCATTGAGCATTGGTGTATTTGATGGCCGTTCCGGTATCGTCAAACGCGGTAGGCGTTCCTCCCACGCTTGTTTGGGTAAATTGCCTATCCCTAAACACCGCGTTGCCCTGCACATCGGCATACATGGCACCGTATTCACTTAATTGGCACACGATCAATGCATTGAGTGCGCTTTGAATATCTGATGGGGTCAATTGCAGGGTCGTCAATCCCGTGCCAATTTCGCGCATGGAATTGGGCCAACCCACGGCATCTAATATTTTATTAACTCGGGCACCGGATAATTCACCGGCGGTTTGACCGGTAACGCCCGCAATTTGGCTTAGGTTCCACAAATTCATGGCATCCACGGCGGTAATGGTGGTGTAGGAAACCTCACCAGTTAAACGCGCTTGGGTGTATTGGTATCCCGTGGTGTAACCACTAAACAAATAACGCAAGGTGCCGGATGTGGCCATTACTTGAATTTTTCGCAATGGTTGCAATGGGTAGTACGGGCTGGCCGTGTTTTGGGGATTCCATAAACCCTGCTCGTCCCGCAACCGCACGGTTAGGGTGCCGGCTTGGAATTGGTCGGCCAATGGGTTGCGCCCACGCCGGATTTCCACGCCTTGTATTTGGTCCGAAATATCCACCACAACGGATTGGGCATCGCCCAACGCATCCACGCCAATAATGCCCGTGCCAATAACCAAAGTATTGGCAAAACTTGCCCCGGATGAAAAATTTACTTCAACCCGTAACGTGGGGACCGTCATGACCAAAACCCGGCGGGCACGGTGGTGTAGCCATTTCGGGTGGCCATAGTGATGTAATTATTAATTGTGCGAACTAAGAAATCTTGGTCCCCTACAATGCCGGCATTTACATTGACCGTTACCGGTGGCGCGGCGGGATTGCTTGCAGCTTGATTCCGCACCTGCGTTGCCGGGTCCTCAATTGCGCCAAATGATGATGAGGGCGGCGGCGGTGGTGTAATTGCTCCCATTGCTGGCGCTTGTAATCCCGATGATGGGACACCTAAATTTTCCAATAATGCACGTGGACCGGTAACGGTTGTTCCACCGATATTTGCCGATGCGTATTTGGCTTTCTCACGTGCATCGGTTAAATACTTTTCATAATCTGCCAATTGTCCGGCCAATGTTGTTTTGAGATTTTCTTGAACCTTTTTTTGATCGTCTATTTGCGCCAATGCAGATTTGGCCGATAAACCAATAATTTTGTTGTAATAGGCCTCATCATCATCCACATTTTCATTGCGTAAAGCTTCTAAACCTTGCACCAATGCCCGTTGCTCGGCCGTTAGGTTACGGGTTAATGCGGCGGCAATTTGGTTGCGTTGCGGGTCGAACAATTCTTGCAATTTGGAACGTTTTTGCAATTCGGTAATTTTTTTAACTACCGGGTCCACGGTTCCGGCCCATTTTTTAGCTGGGGCTATATCAAATAAACGGCCCCAACCAATGCCCCGCATTAAACGCATGTTGCGCCCGGTTTCCGATGCTTTATCGGCGGCGGTCGTAAATGCATCCCCAATTTTTTTAATGGCACTTAAAAAGAATCGGCCGATAAACGATTGTTTCATGTCGTTTTCCAATTGAGTAAAAAACGTTTTTAGCAGGACCGGCAAACCGCGCAAAATGTCGCCAATCTTCAAACCAATGTTTTCGATGGCATCGCCTAATTCTTGAATGGAATTTGTTTTGGTAAATCCTTTGAGGAAATCCAATAATCCTTCACCGATGTTTTCTAATGCTTTGGAAATGCTTATTTTGAAAACTTCCATTTTGCCGGCAAATGAATCCAAATTATTAATGGCCGCGCCGCCAAATTCCGCATTGAGTTGGCGCATAATCGCTTGCATGTCTTTAGCCTTAATGGCGGCCTGGTCCAATCCTGGAACCAATTTATTGATGGCGGTTAGGTTGCCGGCAAATCCTTTGGCAAGGGCATCGGCTACAACGGCAACATCATCACCGGTAATGGCCGAAATATCCAATGCCAATTTCAATGCATCTTGGGCATCGGTCAATTGTTTGGTTACGCGAACCAACGCATTAAATGATGGAATCAAAACATCATCGGCCACCGCCGCTTGGCGTTCCAACTCGTCAATGAAACGATTGACCGATGGAATGGCCGTTTTGTATCCCAAATTGTTCAGGGTGAAACTTAATTGTTTATTTAATTTATCTTGTTGGCGTGCGGCATCGGCGGCCTTTTTGGCCAACGCAACAACGCCGGCACCGATAGCGGCAAATGTTAATTTTTGGGCAAGGGTGGTTTTGCCAAAAGATTTGCGTAAACGGGCCAAACCTTTTTCGGCGGCGTTAATCCCTTTGGCGCTAAATGCCGTGATGATGGAATATTTGATGGCCGGTTGGCCTGACTTGACCGCCACGTTATCCCCTCAAATTCGGTAGTTTGGTGTAGGTAATTCTAGATGCATTTTCCAATGCGGTAATGATGCGGTCCCGTGTTTTCTTTTCTTTTCTCATACCGGCGGCAATCACCAAACGCCCTTGTTTAAATCGCACCACAATGCCCGATTGTCGCTCAATACGATCAATAAACCATTTACCGGCGTTTGGGTTGTCGCTTTGTGAATAGGCTTTGGAACGCGCGTTTTTTCTTTTTGCACCGGAATAATGGGGCCGGCCATTGGGATTTCGGGAACCGGCTACCTCATACACCATGCCGGGTGCGCTGGTGTTTAAAATGGAATACATCCCGACAAAATTGCGCCGGTTCATTTTCTGCCGGCCCAAACTAATGCGAATGCCTGATTTCATTTCGGATGGGTCAAATGCTAACCGGTACCACACCGTGTTGGGTTTTTCGCTAGCCCACCTGGACAATCCCGGGGGTGGGCTATTGGGCACCAATGTTTTGGCATCGTTTTGAATCTCGCGCAATGCATCTTTTATTTGGTCATTCATTTGGTCATACACGACACGGTGGACGTTTTTTAAAACGCTGAGGGTTTCGCTAAGGCCTTCGATGTCGTTTGGCATTGGCGGTTTCGGCCCTTCCCTTGTCGTTCAACACGCGAATGAATTGCGCCAATAGGATGGGGTCCATTTCGATAAATTCACGCGGTGAAATCCCCGTGTGAACCGCCAAATTGGCCGCCAAATAATGCATGGTGTTTTTGCCGGCCAATCCTATAAAGGGCTACCGTCCACCACCTCAACCGATTCCAATAAAGCTACAAACGCCTCACCAAATGGCGGAACGGTCTGCCCTGCACCGTGCAAGGCTATCCACGCCAAATAATAAATGTCCGATTGGGAATCAATTGCGGTAACGCTTTTTTTCTGCGCTTTTTCAAACTTATATTGCACCAATGGCGAAATATCATGGTGTGAAATTTCGCCATCGGCTTTCGTGATTTTTAATTGTGCAATTGCCATTGTCTAGCCCTCCAATGTTGTTGTTACGGTGTGGTGTCGCGGACGATCGCACCGGAAACGGGCCACGTGCAATCGGCCGTTCCTAACGCGCTTACATCGCCATTAATGTCGGTGAAATTATCCACCAAAACACTAAATTGAAATTCCGGGTTTGATGCGGACACCGCATCGCCGGTTTGCTTTAGGGTTACGGCGGCAACCGTGCCCACTAGCGGCCCAATCGTTTGGTTCACTTCACTTGTTGCATTATCTAGTAGAAATGAAACGGTTAGGCTTGATGCTTCCAACCCTGCCACGTAAGTGTGGCCGGCGCTGGACGCGGTAGTCATTGCGGTTGTTTCCAATTGGTCAAATGTTCGGTTGAGGCTAACGCTGGTAACGTGGTCGCTCAAATCCACACCGCCAATGGTGAAAACAACTTTATTGTTTAGAAATACGGCCATTTAGTCGTTATCCTCCATTTTCTTGCTTGTTGTTTTTTCAATGCCGATGAATCCACCGGCTAGCAGGAACTCAATGTTGAGGTCCTGCAAATCTTCCGCATCCACTTTAGAACCGTGCGGCAACACACGATCCTTTTTTAATCGAATGCCTTTATGACTTAAAATAATATATTTCATGTTGAACTCCAGGTTGTAAGTATTTCCACGGTGATTTCCACGCCTAATAAATCACCCGTAACCAATGAAACGTTCACCGGTGCGGAAACATCTGAAATGTTTAATGCATAAGATGCATTGCCCAATTTGTCTATTGCTTGATACACAAAATTTTCAATGGTGTTTAAATTGCCTTTGTTGTCCAACATCGGAACAAATAATTGCACGATGAAACGCGCCAATGGGGCAATCGTGATGTGGTTGTTGTTGTTGGGCACAATGTACGGGTCGGCCGGCAAAATCACGCATGAATTGGCCAATGGCGTTTCCGGTGGAAATTCAAAAATGGACCATACGCCGTTGTTAGTCAATGTGGTGGCGAGGGTGGAACGTAGCGTGGTAATAGCAGGTGTTGGCATCATCCCACCATTGACGAGGGCGCTAAATACCCGGCGAGTAACCCACGGATTCTGGCCAAAAGTGTGTTGCCCATCCGAAATGGGCTTGGGGCGAATCCATCAATGCTTGCCGCTTGGCCCCCGGCGGCTTGTCGCGCTTGCCAAATGTCCACGGCCAACATCAATGCAGCTTCACGCACGGCCGGAACGGTTGCATAATCAATGTGCGTGGTTGCACTCACGGTTGCCGGTGGTTGAATGGCGTGTTTTGGTTCATCGGTTGCATTATTTACCGCGTATTGGATGTAATACGTTCCCAATGCGGTGATCGTTTTGCTTCCATTGTATTTCGCACCGGCGTTGGTAACCACTACGGTTTCGCCAATCCAAAAACTTACCGGATTATCAAAATATAACGTTGCCACATCATCTTCACATTCTTGATAGGTGGCGAAATATTTATCAAACCACAAAAATGATTTGATAATGTCCTCACTTGCTTGGCACACTTCCTCCACAACGGTGTTGGAATACAACGTGCCAATTCCTAATGTGTCGGTCAATTCTTGACGTGTTACATACGTTGCGGCCATTGCTTCCTCCTTTCCGTTAGGCCCTACCCCCTGGGACTAGGCAGGGGGCAGGGGTACTTTTTGCGTGTTATGGGGTAACGGTCAAACCACGGAACGCGGTTGGGTAACGATTGACCACCGCAACATAACCGTATAGGCCTATCTCGATGCGCCCATTCGCAACAATATTGGCACGCAATTCAATGGTTGGTGATTCATGGAATCGCATTGCGGCGGTTGGATACACCATGGCGTATTTAACGTTGGATGCATCGCCCGTGTAATTTGGGTCCACCACTAGGTTAAGGCCCGCTACGGTTCCATTTGTTGAACCTTGCGTTACTAAACCATTTGCGTTTTGTGGTGCGGCAGCTGCAAAAATTGGGCGGCCGGTTGTATCAACCGCACCCAATAGGCCCGCAAAATCAATGCCATCTTTACCACCGGATGGTGCAACCATAAGGTTGTTTGGTGTAAAGCGCATGACCCCGTAGGAATCGGCAATTGCTTCCGCGATTGTTTTATAAATGGTGGTGTTGTTTGTTGAACCGCAATTATCTACCGCAATTTTTGCGGCGTAAGCATCGGTCTTTTGCGCGTACGATGCGGCCAACTCACGTATGAGGAGGTCGGCAAAGCTGGGGTCTGACCGGTCGAACAACTCAACATCGACAACATTTGCCCCGGCGAATTTGACCACCGAATCTTCCTGGAAAGTAACGGCGGTGTCCGTGCTGGAAAATTCTGCACCTTCGGCGGTTAATGCCACGGTTGCTTGGGTACCTAATACCGGTGTGAAAATTTTCATTCCGGCGGCTGGTAGTGGTGCGCGTTCGATGGAATCAATGAATGGACGTGATGCATCAATAACGCCGATTACATCGCGCAAATAAGTTGGTGGAACCATTCCGGTGTTTTCCGCAACGGTTGCAATTTGTAATGCGGCAACTAGATCGCGGGCATCGGTATCACCTTGTGTGGCACGTACTTGTGCCATTGCATATTGGCCGGCCGTAATGTTGGTGTTCACACGCGGTTTGGTGTAAATCGGTGTGTTATTTACGGGGCGTGAGGCTTCTACCTTGTCGGCTTCTACCTCGGGTGTTGGGGTAGCGTTTTCCACGCTGGCCTCACTTTCGGTTGGTTGGTTTTCTTCGGTTGGTATTTCTTCTTGTTTTTCTTCTGGCTCGTTTTCACTTGCCAAAACTGATTCAACGGCGGCCGATGCAAACGCCGGGGTGTGGACCAAACTAACCTCGGACAATTCGGCGCTGGTTACATAAATTATGCCGTTGCGTTCCTCGGAACGGTTAAGTTTTACGCCTACGGATAATCCATCGCGCAAATCAGCAGCTTCAATGAGTGCATCATTTCCGGCCGTTGTTTCGGCCACTTTAAATTGGGCGTAAATTCCCGAATCGGTTTGTTGCACATTGACGGCTCGCCCTAAAGGTTTTTTGGGGTCATGCTCCAATAACAATTTGAAACGGCTATTGGGGATGTTTACACTTCCCTTTTCAAAAACCACATCACCAACATTGGTGTGGCCAATTTCGCCAAATGGCAAAATCTTTCCGGCAATAATGCGCCGTGTGGAATCGGTGGCCTCAATGATTCCCGAAAAAGTTAAATTAATCGTTTCCATTTGGGCTTAAATCCTCCATCTCCATTGCTTGTTCCTGCGTGATGAGATTAAGGGCCAGCATTTTTTCAATGACGGCCAAACGTGTTAATGCATCGGCCCTTAAAAATGTTTCATCAATTTCAAAACGCACCACATTGCCAATGGCCGTGATGTCGTTCATACTCAAACGGCCTTCAATTGCGGTGATAAAAGGTTGCAAGGTCATGGAAACAAATTGGCGGCGTTCATCCAAAATATTGGAATAGGTCATGGAATTGTTCATTTCGGAACTTAATAAATAGGCCGGCACATTACATAAGCGTGCAATTTGTGTGCTTAAAAATTGTGATGCCTCGTTATAGGCCATTTCTTTAGGTGAAAATGATGTTGTTTCATAACTGAGCGTGCTGGACAAATACGCGGTTGATCGTTGCGCGCGTGCGGCTTTCCATTGTGCTAACAATCCGGTGATTTGCTCCGGTGGTAAATCTGCACCGGTATTTTTAATGTAACCGGTGGGCATTGGTGTATTGGCGGCAACGGCGGCGGCCTTTTCTAAATCCAATGCAGCTTTAATGGTGCGGCCACCACGGGCCAATATTCCTTCACTATCTACGCCCTGAAATGTAATAAGACTTCCCACGCCATCATTAGGACGGCGCACACCATCCACCGAATAATACTCAACCAATGTTGAATTGCGATTAAGCGTTGGCGTTACACGATTATTTGCAACAAATGCAAAACTATTGGGTCTGCCGTCATCGGAATAGGTGCTGGTAACTTCCAGATAAGCGGTCCCGAAAAAAAATAAGGAATCCACTAAATACGCAATGGTAATTGCACGGGGTTGCCGTGGGTCTAATTGTTCCAACCACAATGGCGAACCCAACTCACGCCCGGTACTTTTTTTGTAAAGTGATAACGGCAGGGATGAAATCACGCCACAAATTAAGTTACGGGCACGGGCAACGGATGGAACCGCCATTGCTTCCTCGCGCGTAATAAATGTTGAGGGTTGGAATAAATAACCTAGTCCTGCAACACCCGTTTCCATAACCGGTGGTGCTAATTGGGCCTCAATGGTGGGTTGAGTAGTAGCCGTATCTCCCACGGCTTCAATAAGTCGCAAACCACTAAAAAGGCCCATTGGCAAATTGTTGCACATTTGCCCCAAAAAATTTTCGTGTCGCTACACAACTATTAATGCATTTGATTGCGGTTTGTTGGCAAACCATACAACCATTGCAGCTGCACAACACGCCGACACATCGCCGGCCGATTTACGGCGAACAATGCGCCAACCATTTTCGGTTGTTTTCATTGCGGCGTTGTTAATGCTCGCGTTTAATTCTTCTTGTTGGCGGTGCGCAATCCGTTTGTTACTCATGGCCGATAACATCTCGGAACACGCTTGGGCAAATGGTTGCCCGGAAATTTCTTGCAAAGGAACGCCCACATGGGCCAAACGGGATGCAATCGGGGTTGCGGTGTAACGATCGTATAACAACACCCGGGGTTTGAATTTGCTTATCCAATCGTTTATTTGCACCGCCAACGCTTTATCGTCCAATGCGGTTTCGCTGGTCCATCGGGCCAACAACATTAATTTGGTTTTATCGCCATCTAATTGGCCGGCTACCAATGATGCCTCCCGGGAGGATGGGGCAACGTCCACCGCGAAAAATGTTTGAGGTCCAGGTTCAAACACCATGTTTTCATCAAAACACGCATCCCACGCACCCACCGGCCACGGGCTAGCCAAATTGCCATCAATGAATTGGCACAACATTTCCGTGCGGACGGCGTTGGTGTCGGTGCTGGATTTAATGCGGTGGCGCAATGTTTCCACATCAATTAAATGACCCAATGCCGGGTTGGCTTCCTTCCACCCTTCCACATCGTCAATGGACCGGGTGGGCGATGCGCTCCACTCCAAATACAACAATGATGGGTTGTTGTTTTCAATCCCGCGTTGGCGCAAATTATTTAAAATGGTGGACCGATTATCGCCGGCATTGGAAACGGCCAAAATTACGGAATTGCCCCGGGCTTGGGTGGTGTATTCCACGGCGGCCCATACATCCTCCCCAATTGAGCGCAATTCATCAACAAAAAAGAAATCAATTGAAAGGCCACGTGGTGCATCACCGGTTGCGGCTACCACCCGATATTCTGCGGATTTGCCATTGATGCTAAATAAGATTCTTTCATTGCCATTGGTGGAATAAGTTTGCACCCAACCGGTTTTTAATCGCGGGGTTTCCCGAATCATGCGATCGAGTTGCCTAAATGTTGTTAAAGCCATGTTGCGTGTGCTGGACATTCCCGCCACGGCGGTTTTGCCGAATAAATAGATGTGGGCCAAAATCATCAATTTGGCCAACTCGGTTTTTCCATTTTGGCGGCTAATAGTCAAAATGTTGGTGCGCCGGCAAAATACCCCATTTTTATGGGTGAGCATTTCGCCCAATGCATTGATTTGCCACGGCAATAACTTCATCCCGATTTCCTCGGCAAACGTCAAAATTTCGGGTAATCGGTTGCCCACATTTTCTAACGGGGTTGTAAAAATTCGGGGTTTTTCACTTCCGAAAATCCGTCCCCTCAAATCCGGGGTTTTGGATTGGTCCACATTGGTTGCCGATTGGTTTAAAGCTTCAACGGATTGGTTTGAATCGGTCTCGGATTGGTCTGGACCGGTCGGGGATATATACGAAAAA